TAAATGGATATGGTGAGAATCTAACTCTACCTACCTGGCCTTCATAACGTGGACCATTAGGGTTATTCATATCTTTTAAGAAGCCATTAAACTCTCCTACAACAGGCTCACCTTCTATATGCAGTGTAATATTATATGCATCTGCATCATATGGTGTTTGATCAAATGTAATTGAATTAATCTTTACTTTGTGATTACCTGTTCCAATTACTGGTTTAGTTCCGCCTGAACCGGCAGACATGTCTTTAGTATTTAACATAATTTACTTTTTTAAATTTATTAATTATTAATTATTGTATTCTTCAATACGTTTTTTTACAAGCTGTAAGTCATTAGGAATAAATCCTTCATCAAACATGCCCATAGGTGATTTACATGTGTTCTCTCCTGAGTTCTGAGTTTCAAAACCATATTCAAGTTCACCATCATCATTTTTATTTACTTTACCAAATAATACAATAGAAAACAGGCCTTCTAAAGTTAGAGTATTGTCAATCATTTTACCAATAGTCTTAGCTTTAATTTTTCTGTTTCCATTTATATCAGTTGAATCTTCTGAGTGAGTTAAGAAAATAACAGTTAGATTATCTCTCAAGTCTTTTGGAAGCTTTGCAACCATGGCTAAGTTAGCTGCAATCTGAGTGAATTTATCATAACCTTTTTCATTAGCTCTATCAAAATATTCAAAAGAACTCATATATTGCCAGTCATCTACTACAATAGTTTTAATGTCTAGCATTTTATCATTTACATGTTTCATTGCTTTAATAATACCTGGTGCACTAGATGCAGCAGTTAAATTACCTTTTGGATTCTCTTTGCTAATCTGAGTATACTTACTCTTATAGCCTTTGAATGGCAAAGGTTTATTTGCAATGTTTATAATGAAAGTCTCTTTAGGATCTAATGTCCTGATTGAGGTAGACTTTCCTGTACCTGAATCTGCAATTACTAATACGCTTTGTGCCATAGTTATCTGATTAATTTATTTATTACTTTAGTTAATGTTATTAATGTTTGATTAATTTCTTCTAGTTTATCTATTAAAGGATCATTAATTACTTTTTCATCTGGGTTAGGAATACTTGGATTAGCAAAATCAATTTCACCTTTATGATCTAAGCCTTCTTCCATAGCAGTTGTTTTGTCATTAGACCTACTTACTACGTCATTGATCACTTTAAGCTCACTAGCTGGCACCATATGCCTTTGGAATCCTGAATTACTTGTAATCAGTTCATACTCTTCTTTCCAATGAGGGTTATACTTTAATAAGTATAAAGTTCTCTTAGGATCTTCTGAGTCATAATCTATACTTACAAATTCTGTATATATATCAGAGTCTTTCTCAAGTTCACTTGGAAAGAAGCTAACATGTAAGTCATCCTTGCCAGCTGGCCTATAAGCCATCTTAGGAATATATAGTGCATTTTTTTTACTTATTGATATAAAGTAATCTTCATGCTCTTCTTTTAATTTTGAAACTTTATCTTTTCTTTGTTGTGGTGTTAGTCCCATTTTTTCATAATTTATATTTTTTGTATTTATCATCTTCTCTGTTGTTGACCTGGTGTAGCCATTTCTTCAATTTGCATTTGCTCAAACTTTGCTTTAAAGAAACTCATTCTTGCATCACCATTTCTTGCTTTAAGAAAATGAAGTACTAATGTTCTATCATTCTCTATTATATATCTATCAGGTCCATAAAACCTAATCTTCTGTTTAGCTGGCCTATTAATACCTATTAACATATCTGCATGCTGTAGCATTGCATCTGAGCCAAATATATCTGACTCTAGTATATAGTTACCATACTTACCATCTATAGCTCTATCCGGGCTATCTATGTTCCTATTAAGTTGTGACAAAGCAATAAACAAACAAGGATAGTCTCTCTTACACTGAGTAAAGAACTCACCTAACTCAAATAACATATCTAATGTGCTATTTTGGTATGGCGCCCTCTTAACTAACATAGTGTGGTCAAGTGTTATCATTGTATTTACTCCTTTATGCATATTCATATAAGCATCTATTTGCTCTCTCATCTGGTTAACAGTCATAGGTGTACTAATAATGTCAACCGGATTCTTTATTCTTTCTTTAGCATATAAATGACATGTGTTTAATGTATCATTACTTAACACAGATCCTGCACTACACAGTTCTTTATAAGTTTTACCTGTTATAGAACTAAACTCTCTGATTGCTGAGGTTCTACCCACCATCTCAAATTGAAATTCTAATACTCTAAACTTATCATGCGGATTAAGAGCAAAGGACTCTCTTATAATCTGATCTTTAATTAAAGTTTTACCTGAGCCAGGTCTTCCACCTATTACAGTAAGAGTATTCCATTCTAAACCATCAGTAGCAGCATCATTAAATTTAGGCCATGGTGTATATATAGATTTCTCTTCTCCTGTAGAACGCTTAAACATATATTTAAGTGCCTCATTAAAAGCTGCATATTGTCCAACCCATGCTTCTGATGTTTTTTTCATACTTTATTATTTATAAGTGCATCTACTTCAGCCTGCATTTTTAATTTAATTTCACTTCCTTTTCTATCTGACACAGTAAAAAAAGTTTTACCTCTTCTGTTTATCCAAACTTTAGGTACCCAGATAGAAACCTTATGCTCTTTCATTAAAAATAAAATAGCCTTAGCTGTTTCATGTAATATTCTTACAATTTTAAACTTATATTCATAACTTGGTCTAAACTGTCTCATACTACATTTTCTTTAAAGTGATCATCCTCTGTGTTAATTCCTTCTAGAATCATATCACAATAGTCTGCTAATGTAGAGTGCTTTACTCTATGTTTATCCTGCTTACATACAAAGTATTGACTAGTCTGCATATACAAATAATCAGCATCTCTATACTCATTTACATACATCTTAGTAGCTTTCATTATATCTACCCATGTATAATCATAAGTTTCAAAGAACCATCTAAATGCTTCTCCTAAAGCTTTAACATTATTTCTAGCTGGCTTACCACTAGGTAGTTTTTTTGCAGGAAACACTTCTCTGTAGTCATTTATACTATCTACAAAGTTTTTACCCATCAGTTGTATATCAGTTTTCTTTTTAGCTTTGATAAAATAATTATCCAGCTTAACACAAATAAGTTTAGCACTTTGTGTCATAATATATTGGCCATCTTTTTTCTCTAAATAGCCATTAAGCACTAACTCATACTTTTCTTTATCAGTTGTGTTTGGCAATGAAACGCCTTGCTTTATCCCAAATAGGATCAACGTTTGATTGGGAGTTAAGTTTGCTTGTAATATCTTCTGGAATAATTCCCACATGGTTTTCTATTTCTTTTAAAATGTTATTTAATGCATCATTCAACAAAGGTTCTTTAGTATATAAAGCATTTTCTACTTGTTTTACTGAATTAATAATTGTTGCATGATTTTTATTTATATGTTGACCTATTTTTGATTTAGGATGTCCACCTATGTGTGCTAGATAAGCCATAGCTTGTGTATATACTAAATAAGGTCTTTCTCTTAACTTATATTTTAGATCATTCATATAACTATACTTTGGATTATTTTTCTTTAAAGCTATAAGAGTGCAATCTTCAAATACACCCAATGCTACTCTATAATCATGATGACCTGCACTATATACATATAGGTGCATACCATATTTTTTAAAGAATTTCTTCTTGAACTTTTTTATATCAGTATCTTGCGTAAGTTGTTGATTTATAGGCATTTGTATTGGTTTATTGGTTTACAAATATAGTTAAAATTACCAGTCTATACAAGTTTTACCTTGCTTTTCTAGCTCTATATTTACTTTGTTAAAAACATCTTTATGATCCCACTGTCCACCTTTATATGCAGCTGATGCAGGGTGCGGTACCTTAAAGATTATTTGATTAGGTAAGAGCGTTTGCCACTCTTCTGCTTTTTTACCCATCAGTATAAATACTGACTGAGGTTTGTGTCTATCTAAATTCTCAAATAGATAGCTAGTAAAGCTTTTCCATATACTATAATGAGAACCTATTTTATTTATTTCACATGTAAATGCTGTGTTAAGCAGCAATACGCCTTGGTTAGACCAACACCTAAGATCTATGTGATTAGTCCCTATTGCTTTATTAATATATTGCAGAGATTTTTCAGCATAACCTTTTCTACTACAGCTAAATGCTATTCCGTCAGCAGATCCTAATTGTGGATAAGGATCTTGGCCTACTATAACAACTTTAACTTTGTCATATGGACATTCATAAAATGCATTAAAAATATCTTTGAATCTTGGGGTAAATCTTTTACCATTGTTTACAGTATTTACTAAATAGTCTATTATTAAATCAAAACTTAAACCATTAACAAATGGTGATAACATTTTATGCCATCCACTATCTACTAGGTTATCATTCAGTTTTTCTCTAAGGTTTATTATGTTTATGTCAATATTATTCATATCTTTGTTTGTAATTAAAATTATTATTATGTCAGAAGACAAAAAGAAAGCATCTGTATGGGAATATGATAATGCAGTCATTAATGACCTCACTGTTCATACATCTTATATTAGTGGTTTACAACGTATAACTAGTAAATTTATTCTAAGATCAACTGAGGAGGATCAATTAAGATTACCT